GCCGAGTTCACCATCGACACCACCCGCGGCTACCAGCCAAAGAAGAAGGGCCCCGGTGAAAACCGGGGCCCTTCTTCGTGAACCATGTCCCGAGACATCTGCGAACGATGTCCCGAGACTTCACACTGTGCGCCCGGAGGGATTCGAACCCCCAACCTTCTGGTTGGGATCGAAGGGCTCCCGACCTGCACTAACGCTCGCCGGCGCTGCAGCGGCGGCGTGACGTGTGCCCCTCGCGCGGTCACGGTCCGGTCTCTTCCCTTCCGTCACCAGGTGACCCCTTGGAGGGTGGCCTAGTGGCAGTTTCTGGACGGGTGACGAGAAGGTGGGCCGAGGTGATCGAGGCATGGTGCGAAGCTCTACGCGCGGCAGGGTCGCCGCACACGACGATGAGGACGAGGCGCGAGCACATGCAGCGCTGCGCTCGGGCCGGCGGCTGGTCCTCGCCGGACGAGGTGACCGGTGAGGGGCTCGTGCGGTGGTTCTCGGAACAGTCATGGGCGGCGGAGACGCGCCGCTCTCACCGGAACACGCACCGTGCGTTCTGGTCCTGGTGGGTCGGCACCGGGCGAGGTGACGTCAATCACGCGGAGGCACTGCCCGCGGTGAAGGCAACGGCCGGGATCCCGCGGCCGGTCGATGACATGAGCTATCAGGCGGCGCTGCGCGATGCGGCGCCGCGGGTGCGGCTGATCCTGCGCTGCGCGGCCGAGGTCGGCCTGCGGCGCGCGGAGATTGCCCAGATTCATCGCCGGGACCTGATCCAGGATCTCACCGGCTGGTCCCTGATCGTGCACGGCAAGGGCGGACGGCCGCGCGTCGTGCCGCTCCCGTCCGGGCTCGCATCCGCGATTCGTGAGCAGGTGGAGCGGTTCGGGTGGTTGCTGCCGGGCGATGACGCCGGGCACCTCTCCCCGCGCTACGTCGGCAAGCTCGCCGCCCGCGCGCTGCCGGAGGACTGGACGCTGCACGGCCTGCGCCACCGGTTCGCCACGCGCGCCTATGCGCTGGACCGTGACGTGTTCACGGTCCAGCAGCTCCTCGGGCACGCCTCACCGGCCACCACGCGGCGTTACGTCGCACTCGACACGACAGGGATGCGCTCGACCGTCGAGCGTGCCGCCGCATGACGAAGGGATGCACGATGCACTGGACGCACCGCCTCGCCGAGGCACAGGAGCATGTCGACTTCCTCGAGGTCGGCCTGCAGCACGCCCGCGCGGAGCGTGACGAGGTGATCCTCGACGCGCACCGCGAGGGCGCGACCCTCGACGACATCGCGGCGGTGCCGGGCATCGCCCGCGAGGACGTCGAGGGCGCGCTCACGCCGAGGGAGTAGAGCCGCCCTCGGGCTTGGGGATGTTCGCGGCGGCGAGGCCGTTGCCGGTCGCGCCCAGCACGGTCCCGGCGAAGCCGAGCCACAGGGTGAACTCCTCCTGTGTCATGAGGCCGTAGAACGCGAGCAGCGGGCCCGCGGCCGCGAGGGCGAGGTAGATGCGGCGGCGACGCTCGGGGGTGAGCCAGGACAGCCAGGTGGCGGGGCCCTCGGCGCGGTACTTGCTCATGGGGTGGTGTCCTTCCGGGACTCGAGGTTGTAGATGCGTCGGAACATCTCGGAGTGCACGCGCTCGCTCGTCTCGTCACGGCTGCGCATCTGCGCGAGCACCTCGATCAGCAGGTCGCCCTGCTGGTCGATGGCATCGCGCATGCTCTTTCCGCTGTTGGGGCGGGACTCGTGAGCGGCGACCTGGGCGGCGTCCTGCGTGGTCGTCAGCAGCGGCTTGACCTTGGCTCGCCAGACAGCGATCACGCCGGCGACGGCCGCGAGCAGACCGCCGACGATCAGGGACAGCAGCGTGAACAGGGCCGCCGCGAACGCGGCGACGCCCTCGGGGTCGGTGAGCCAGGGGGGCATGAGGGCCTCACATCCCGACGCCGTGCGCGTTGAGCTTGCGCTGCAGCGCGCCGACGGTCTTGGGTCCGAGCACGCCGTCGGCGGTCACGCCGACCCAACGCTGCAGGGCCTTGACCATGGTGGAGCCGGCGGCGCCCGGGCCGTCGTAGTCCCAGCCGCCGGTGATGCCGTTGCCGAGCTGCTCGGGGCGGTAGGACTGGTGGGAGACCACGCCGTCCACGGGGGTGCCGAGGTAGGTCTGCAGAGCCCGCCAGGTCGCCGGGCCAGCCTTGCCGTCCACGACGATATCTGCGCCGCCGCGGTCGCCGGCGTTGAGGAATCGCTGCAGGGCCTTGATTGTCTCGGAGCCGAGGCGCTCGTCGACCTCGAGCGGGCCGCGCTTCTTGGTGTCGGGGATGACCACGGGCTTGCTCGTCCCGCCGGCGGGCACCGAGGGCACCGGGGCCGCGGTGTTCGTGCGGGAGAGGCTGTCCAGGGCGGTGAGGTTCCAGTTGCCGGGGCACTCGGTGGCGACCCAGTAGTTGTGCGGGTGCAGCGGCAGCCCGCCGTAGACGGCGCGGAGGTCGGCGATCAGAGCCGCCGCGGTCCGTTCGGTGGTCGCGCGCCGGGAGGCGTTGGGGTCCAGCTCGAGGCCGATAGAGGTCAGGTTGCCGCGGTTGGAGCCGCTGTGCCACGCCTTCCGGCCTGGGGCGACGATGCAGTAGACGGTGTCGCCGGAGACGACGTAGTGCGCGGAGGCCTGGGCGGCCGGGTTGCACAGCCACTCGACGATGCCGCCGATGGACTGCCCGACCGGCTTGCCCCACCAGTGGATGGTGATGGACTGGATGCGGTTTCCCTTGCGGGAGGACTGGTTGGGGGAGGTCTCGGAGGTGATGTAGTTGTAGGCGCGGGAGCTCATGAGCGTGTCTCCGTTCAGAGGGTCGCGTGGTGGGACTGGTAGTACGAGAGGTCGGCGAGGTTCCCGGCGTCGATCTGCTCGCGCACGTAGGCGAGCACCTGGTCGGCGAGCTCGGGGGTCCAGTACCCGGTGATGCCCATCGTTCGCGGGTGCTGCATGAGGGTGAGCGCCGTCTTCGTCTCGATGGCCTCGTCGATGGCGGCCTTGGTCTCGGCGAACGTCTTGGACTCCCAGCCGATGTGGCGGCCGCCCTGGCGGATCCGCCCGTCGAGGGGGCGGTAGAAGTCGCCGATCACGCCGGAGGCGATGGCGTGGTGGGTGAGGATCAGGGAGCCGCCGTAGCTGTTGCTGTAGCCGGAGGCGTAGCCGACGCCGAAGCCGTCGAACTTGGAGTGCTCGGTGACGCCGGGGACCGTGAACCCATGGACCGTGGTGTTCAGCTGGTCCTCGAGCTCGATGCGGCCGTTGACGATGTTGTCCCAGATGTCGGCGATGCCGGTGGAGTCCTTGTGCGTCGCGGTGTGGTTCCCGAACTCGACCAGGCCCGAGGCGATCCACGCGCGGGCGTCGGCCTGCGTCGCGCCGTTGTTCTCGGCCAGGTCCCAGTTCCGGCTGTTCATGGCGATGTACGCGGACAGGTTGTACTGCTGGTGAAGGGGCCACAGCACGTCAGCGAAGTTGGTGAGGCCGTGGTCGTAGCGGAAGCAGACCACGCCCTTGTCGCCGGTGGTGGCGAGCGGGTAGGCGTCGAGGTAGAGCTGCATCCGCATATCCCGGCTGCCGAGCGCGAGAGCGTTGACGGGGAGGTCGGAGGGGCCGGAGCTGCCGCCGGCGAGGTTCACCCACGGCGACCACGCCGCTGCGCCGGTCTGCGCGTACCGGTCGATGGTGCGGAACAGGACCATGGGGGCCCGCGCGCCCACCTGCGTGTACGGCATGTACATCTGAGAGGACAGGTTGGTGTTCCCGCCGGCGGCGCCGTAGTTGACCCACTGGCCCGGAGCCCACGAGGTGAGGCCGGGCGGCAGGGTGCCGGTCATGCTGCCGGCGACGGCCGCGCCGGGGATGTCCCACGCGCCGGCCCACTGCGGGCCGCGCATCGTGTCCACGTCGGTGCCCTCGGGGAGCGTGCCGCGAGCCCCGCCGGGGCCGGGGACGGGCTGCCACTCGCCGAGCTCGTTGGTGTTCAGGCTGGTCTGCCACCACAGCTTGGGGTTGTCGCCGATCTGGAACAGGAACCGGCCGCCCCAGCCCTCGCCCTCGCCGCGCGCGTTGAGCAGGATCGAGGCGGTGGTGTTGCCCTCGGGCACGTTGGTGTACCCGCTCGGGTAGGGCGCGGGGAGGTTGGTCGCGCCGGGCGCGGTGATCCTGTTGAGGTCGGTCTCGGTCGTCGCACGCGGGCGGGCGAAGCGGAGCAGGTCGAACAGCTCTGCGGTGCGCTCAGCGTTGGCGCTGATCGCGTTGTCTCCCAGCGAGATGAGGTCATCTCCGACGGGGGTCGCGAGACCGTAGTCAGTGGCGGTCATGGTGGTCCTTTCGGTCAGGCGTAGTCATCCCAGGTGCCGGGGGCGGCGTCCCAGGTAGAGGAGTTGGCGTCCCACGTGATCGCGGGCGGGGTCGGCAGCGCGAAGTCCGGCAGCCCCAGGACGTTGCGGGCGTGCTGCAGGCGGAAGGTGATGGTCCAGCGATCCGGGGTGATCGACTCGCTGATCTGGTTGGCGAAGTACGGTCCGCGCACGCCCTCGGGCCAGTCCGCGCCGAGGTACATCGGATCCCCGGCCTCGAGGCGGAGGGCCTCGCCGATGGTGCGGAGCGTCGAGGGGGTGCCGCGCCGCCACAGCAGGCCGAGGTCGAGCGTCACGGACTCGACGGCCATACGGGAAATGTTGGTCGCGTAGTTCTTGGCATTCATGATCAGAGGAATGCTGTCCGTATCCCGGAATACCTGCGTGAGGTCTACGGTTTCCTCCTGCAGCGGGATCACGGATACCTCGTCGCCGAGCGGCCATTCCATCTCATAGGTTCCGCCGTCGATGCTGTAATGCACGCGGTACTGCGTCGTGGCGACCTCGGAATCGGTCTTCCATCGGGCGGGGGAGAGCGTGTGCGCGCGAAGCAGCGTCCACACGGGGCCGCCGGGGTCCAGGTCGTTCCTGCGCTGCACGTTGGAGATGACGCGCACGGTCCCGGAGCGCTGGTGCTGGACGAGGGTGTGCAGGTCGGTGGCAAAGGTCCGCATCGCGTCGTCGAAGGTCATGCTCGATCCGGCGGTGGCGATGCGGTCGAAGTTCAGCAGGTAGGAGTACGTGACCGGCTGCAGGGCCTCGATGTCGGGGTGCCGAAGCGCGGTCACCACGGCCGAGGCGCTGCGCGTGCCGGTGCTGAAGTTGTGCCGGCGGGAGGTGTTGCGGAGGAGACTGGTCCAGGACGAGGCGGTGACGGTCGTCGCCCAGCGGGCCGGGGTGCCGGAGCGGGACCACCGCTCATCGTCGATCTCCGACAGGGCCTTGCGGCCGTTGAACCGCTGCCGGACGTGACCGCCGGGAATGTCGCCGTAGGCGAGGGCGGTCCCGAACGCGGGCGTGGTCCGCACCGTGAACGGATCGTTGCGCACGATGTTGAGCGCGCCCGTGAGCCGCACCTCGGCGGTGCTCGGGGTGACCGACGGGTGCGGGCCGTCGGATCCGTGCGTGATGGTGATCGACTGGATCTGATCGTCGGTGTAGATGGTGTCCCCGGAGACCACCTCGAACAGGCCCGCGGGCGTGGGCTTGAACGCGCGGTACAGCCTGGAGGGGCGGCGGATCATGCGGCCACCTCGCCCATCACGAGGCCGTACTCGTCGAGCACGCGCCGGATCTCGCGCGCGACGCCGAGGCGGTCGGTGACCAGGCCGGTGAAGTTGATCTCCACGCGCACGGGCGCCGTGGCGGTGCCGGGGCCGGCGGCCGTGCGGCGGCCCTCGAGGCTGACCGGGATGCGCGGCGGCTCGGGCGGCTGCACGAGGTCGGACATCGCGCCGGCCGCGCCGCGCTGCATCTTGTCCACGCCCTCGACGAAGCCCTCGCCGGTCCAGACACCAATCTCGCGGAGCACCTTGGACGGGGAGGCGATGCCGAGCTTGCTCTTGATCGACTCGACGGCACCGCCAGCGAGGCCGGATGCCTTCTCCCGGAGCGCCTGGCCCATGGAGCCGATGCCGTTGATCATGCCCTGGATCAGGTCCTTGCCCGCCTGCGTGAGCAGGGAGCCGAGGTTGCCGAGCGCGTCGGTGATCTTCCCCGGCAGCGCCTTGACCTCGCCGATCAGGTCGGACGCCTTGGTCTGCACGGTGGACACCACGTTGGTGAACCCGGTCTGGAACGTGCTCTTGACGTTCTCGATGGTCTGCCCGGTCAGCGAGGCGATCACCGACATGCCCTGATCGATCACGCCGCGCACGAACGTGATAGCGCCGGAGACGATGCCCTTGATGCCCTCCCACGCGCCGGCGAAGTCGCCCCGGAGCAGCGCGGCGACCGTGGTCAGCACGCCGGTGATGATCTGAATCGCGCCCTGGATCTGCGTGACGAGGCCACCGAAGATTCCCGTCACCAGCGGCAGAAGCCACTCGATCGCGGGGCCGAGCACACCGATGATGGTCTGCACGATGGAGACGATGGGTGGGACGATCTGCAGGATCGTGGGGATGAGCGTCTGCACGGCACCGACCACGGCGGGGATCACGGCCTGCGCGACGTTGGCGAGGATCGGCAGCAGCTGCTGCACGATGCCGAGCACGGCGGGCAGGATCGTGCCGGCCGCCTGCGCGATGAGCGGCACCATGGTGGTGACCGCGCCGATGATCAGCGGGAGGATCGTCGCGCCGGTCTCGAGCAGCGTCGGGACGATGCCGAGCAGCGCGTCGCCGATGCCCTGCAGGTGCGGCAGCACGGACGCGAGCATGCCCTGGAACGGCACGCCGCCCTCAGCGGCCTGCGTGAGCATGGGGCCGACCTGCTCGAGGATCGGGAGGATCTGGGAGCCGAGCTGCCCGGCGACCTCGCCGAGCACGGGCCCGATCTGATCCGCGAACGCCTGGATCGGCGAGAAATCGATGGTGCTGATCCATGCGGCGAGAGCGCCGAGAGCGTCGCCGACGAGACCGAAGATCACGGTTCCGATGGGCTCGAGGGCGAGCATCGCGTTGTTCTTGAGGATGCCCCACTGCTCGCCGGCGGTGCGGGTCTCCTCGGCGAGGCCGAGGATGGTGTCCTGCGTCGCGCCGGTGGCGCCCATGAGGTCATCCATGTTCAGCACGCCGGACTGCAGCGCAGAGATGAACTGCGGCGCGGCGCGGGTGCCGAACAGGTCCCCGGCGAGGTCCATCGCGGCGGCGGTGTCGCCGGTGTCGATGAAGCCCTGCAGCTCGCCCATGACACGGTTGAACGTGTCGGCGGTGGGCTCGCCGTCGCGGGCGAGGTCGGTCATGGAACGGCCCATGCCCTTGAGCACGGCGTTGCTGTCGATGCCGGCCTTGGACAGCCCACCGATCAGCGCGGCCGAGTCGCCGAGGCCGAGGCCCAGCTCATTGAGCACGCCGGACTGCGTGGAGAGCTGCCCGGTGAGCTCGTTCATCGACGTGCCCGTGGCCTGCGAGACACGGAAGATGTTGTCCATCGCCTCGGGGGTGTCCTCGGCGGTGGTGTTGAAGCCGTTGAGCGTGCTCGCGGCGTTCTTGATGTCGATGTCCTCGCCGAGCATCCGCCCGGCCTCGAGCACCTGGCGGCCCACGGTGTCCAGCACAGGGCCGGTCAGTCCGAGGTTGGTGTTCAGGTCGGCGACGGCCGTCCCGACATCGCCGAGGGAATCGGGCACCTGCTTGGCGATGTCGCGGGCGGTGTCCTGCATCCCCGTGAGCGCCTCGCCGGTCGCCCCGGTGCCGATCCGAATGGTGTTGTCCATGTCGGTGGCGGCTGCGCCGATGTCATAGAGCGCCTTGCCGACGAGGGCCCCGGCGGCGACGGCAGCCGCGCCGAGGCCCGTGACCGCGAGACCGGCCTTGCCCATCGACCCGATGGCGTTGGACGCATCGCCGATGATCTTGACCGCGAGGATCGCGGACTTGCTCGCCATGTCTCAGCTCTCCTCGCGGTCTTGGGTGATCAGGTGCAGGGCGGTCTCGAGGTCGTGGGGGTCCCCGTCGAGCCAGGTCTGCACGGGGATGCCGGAGCGGATGGAGAGCGCCACCACGGACGCTCTCCAGCCGGTCAGGTAGGGTCCGGCTCGCTCGCGTCGGCCTCGGTGGCGGAGAGCACGTAGTCGGCGAGCTCGTCCATGAAGGCGGCGACGTTCGCGGCCTCGGTGTGGCCGGCGCGCTTGGCGGCGGCGTAGGTGAGGGCGACGTGGAACCGGGGGCCCTCGACGAGCGGCCAGCCGTTGTCCCGGCAGATGCCCTCGGCGCGCACCTTGTCGGCAGCGAGCACGCGGATCTCGCGGTGCACGTTTCCGTCGATCAGTTCGAAAGTGACATACGTCTTGTTCATGTTCCCTTAACTTTCTTGAGTGCTTTGTCGAGTGCCTGGTAAAACAGCTCGACCCATTGCGGTTCTGTATTCTTCGCGCCGTCGGCGAGAAAGGGTGTCGGCTCGATTCCTCGGGATTCCCAGCCCCAATGGATCGGGCCGGCGTAGGGGACTCGCTTCTTGCCGGCGCGGATCACGGCCGAGGTCTTGGTTCCGCCGGCGCGGATCGTGGAGGCGAGGTTGCCGGTGCGGACGGGGGCGAGAGGCTTGGAGCCGCCGGCGGCGACCTCGGCGGCGGCCTTGTGGGCGGCCTTGAGGTCCTCGAGGTCGTCGCCGGCCTGGCGGAGGGTCTTACGCAGCTCGCGCTGACCCTCGATCCGGATACCCGCGTCGCGCTCGGCCATGAGTCAGCCGGCGGGGGCGGTGGCGTCGAAGCTCGGCTCACCGATGACGGGGAACTCGAAGTCGGTCGTGTTGCGGGTCTTGACGTCGCCGCCGACCTCGACGGGCAGCACCTGGCACTCACCGGTGATGGTCAGCGCCGAATCGGTGCGGGGCGTGAAGGTGAACGGGAGCACCTGCCCGCGGTTCTCCCAGCACCACGTCACGAGCGCCTCGATGCCGTACTCCTGCAGGAACGTTCCCGCGAGCACGCTGGTGATGTCCGGGTCGTCGGCGATCTCCTCGCCGGACAGAACCGGGATCGGGTCCTCCTGATCAACGGAGGGCGTCCATCGGGCGTTGGTGAGCTGGGACTGGAACTCCTTGAGGGTGCCGGACTCGCCGAGGCTGAGGGTGCCGGGGCCGAGCTTCTGCGCGTTGACAGCCATGAGGGGGCCTTCTTTCAGTGGTCGGTGGTGAGGGTGAGGGTGTAGCCGGGGAACGTGCGGTCGGCGATGTCGTAGGTCTGGGCGGCGGCGGCCGTGAGGCCGAGGGGGACGGCGAGGGCCTCGAGGATCGGCTCGAAGATGCCGACGGCCTCGGTCGGGTCGGTGGTCGGCGCGATCGCCCAGAGAGTCCACGTGGCCGTGTGGGCCGTGTAGTTCAGCCACTCGATGTCTGGCGGGAGGATCAGCAGCGCGGGGACGCCGGCCATGACTGCGCCGGCGGCGTCGTGCGGCTGGTCGGTGACGGTGACCTCGAGGCCGTCGAGGGCCGCCGTCGCCTCGGCGGTGATCTGCGCGAGCGTCGCGGTGATCATGCGAGGCCCGGCCCGAGATAGGGGCGGAGCAGCGGCCACGCCGGAGTGAGCGGGTCCAGCGCCGGGCGCATCGGGTTGCCGAGGGTCTCGGGGTCCCCGAAACTCTGCGTGCCGATGCTGGACTGGCGGCGCTGGTACAGGTTCGCGGCGACCTCGAGGATCGCGGTCGAGAGCACCGCCGGCGGCACCGTGGCGGTACCGACCTTGTCCGCGACCAGCTGCGCGGCGCGGGTCTCGCACTCGGTCACGAACGCGGAGTCGTGCTGACTCGCGCGCACGTAGTGCTGCAGGTCCACGGTCGGCATACCGGGCGGGTACTCGGCGGCGGTGCTCTCGGTCATGATCAGGCCGCCGCGGTGGTGACCGGCACGATCGCGCCGGGGAACGGGACGGTGACGGCCATGTAGCCGTACAGGCTGTACTGCTTCGTGAGGTTGATGATGTTCTCGTCCTGCAGCTGCGTCGGCGCGTTGGGGTTCTCGCGGGTCTGCAGCGCGCTGGAGTCGTAGAACGACGCGGTGCCGGCGGGGACCTCACCGAACATGGTCTGAACCGGGACGCTCGCGAGGTTTCCGTCGCCGCGGGGCAGCGTCAGGGTGCCGCTGAACTCGTCGGTGGCGTTGACCTTGAGCGCGGGCACGTTGGTGTACTCGAGGCGCTGCAGCTCCTTGAACTTGTCCTTGGACACCAGCAGGCCCTCGAGGGCGAAGCCGTTGCTCTCGTACTGGTCGGCGGCGTCGATGATCGCGTCGCGCCAGTCGTAGACGCCCGGAGTGGTGGGCAGCTCGATCGCGCTGCCTGCCTGCGCGGTGATGACCTCGAGGATGCGGGCGCGGAACGCGGCGTTGGTGCTCTTGATGTACTCGAGAGCGAGGGCACGGAGCGCGGTGTCGAGGTAGGCGATGCTCGAACGCTCGACCACCTGGCGGGTGAGCTCGGTCCAGCCGCCGAACGTGCGGATCGGCTCGGACATCGCCTCGAGGATGACCTTCCCGGGGCCGGCGAGGTCGTCGCCCTCGGCGAGCTGCTCGCCGGCGGTCATGGTGTTGCTCGCGAGCTGCGCGTACTCGACGCGCATCCCGTCAGCGGGGAGCGCGCCCTTGTCGAACGTGTTGATCAGCCGGCGGCGGTCCTGCACGAACTTGACGAACTCGCCGATGTAGGTCTCGTTCTTGATCGTGTCGTCGCTGGTCTGCCCGGCGGTCGCGCGGTGGAAGTCGTGCGCGTACTCGTCGCCGCGGGCGATCGCCTTGAGGTACTCGCCCATGGAGCGGAAGTGCGGGACGGCGGGGCCGGAGTCGCGGGACAGGTCGATACCGGCGATCTGCCGCTCGAGGTCCTGCAGGCCGGTCTCGATCGGCTCGAGGTCTGCGCGGGTCAGGGTGGTGTCGGACATGGCGGGGTCTCCCTCGGTGGTGGGGTCGGTGGGGGCGGTGCGGTGGCGCACCTTGGTGACGGTCGCGGTGGAGTAGGCGGGGAACGGCACGAGGCTGAACTCGGAGGCGCGCACGCGCTCGTGCACGACGGTCTCGGTGCCGTCGTCCTCGTTGACCTCGATGCGGTACTGCTCGGGCCGGAACCCGATGGACAGGCGGGTGATCACGCCGTCGCGGAGCAGCGTTGCGGCCTCGCGGCCTCGCTCGGTGTCGGAGAGCTGCCCGTCGATCTCGTATCCGGCGGCGGTGTCGCGGCCGGCGGTGATCTTCCCGATCGGCTCGTCGTGCCGCCACAGGACGAGAGACGGCACGCCGTCGGGGTCGCGCTCGACGGAGCCGGGCTCGAACCGCTCTCGGATGCCCCAGAGATCGATGGTCTCGCCGTAGGGCACGCCGATGCCGGTGAAGGTGCGGCCGTTGTCGTCCTTGGCTCGGATCTGCACGTCGAGCTGCCGATGCGAGGCGATGGTGTCGCGGGTGATGGTGTCGGTCATGCCGGGTTCTCCTGCGGAGCGGGGGCGGGGGTGGTGGCGGCGATCTGCTCGCGCTGCGCCGCGGTGAGAGGCGGCATGTTCTCGATCCCGCGCACCTCGTCGGGGGTCAGCCATCCCGCGCGCAGAGCGGACTCGTGCGCCCGGTAGCGGGTCGTGGTGTCGGAGCGGAGCAGCGCGTCGAGGTTGAAGCGCACGCGCTGACCGCGCGGGGTGAGCGCGGTGAGGGCGTCCTCGATCTTTCGGAGGTAGGCCATGAGTCCGAAGCGGACGAAGCCGAGCCACTCCTGCTCCACGTTGGAGTACGTCATGGAGTTGCCGTCGATCGCGGTCATCATCAGCGAGGACGGCACGCCGAAGATCCGCGCGATCTCGAGGGTGTCGAACTGCTGCGCCTCGATCCACAGCGCATCCTTGGGGCTGATCATCAGCGGCTCGTAGTGCAGGCCCTTGCCGAGCACGCGGATGCGGGAGGGGTTCTCGTCCTGTGCGATCGGCTCACCGGTCGCGGGGTCCAGGTGGTTCCACACGCGGCGGTAGGTCCGGGCGTCGTCGCCCGTGAGCTTGTCGTCGGTGGAGAGGATGCCGGAGGGGTGGCCGGTCTCCCACCAGTTCGAGCTGTACTCGCGCATGTCGCGGGCGCTGCGCATGGTGGTCTGCGCGGCGGCGATGGGGCCGATGCCGCGGGTGCTGCCGGGCAGGGTGAGATAGCGGGTCTGCACGATGCGGCCGACCTTGCCGGCGCGGCCGGCGGGGTAGTCCTTGCCGTCGTAGGCGAAGAACAGCCGGCCCTTCTCGTCGCGCCACGGCGTGACCGTGTGCGGGGAGAGCGGGTGCAGCTCGTTGGTCTCGGTGGGCAGGTCGCCGCCCTCGCGCCAGATGTAGCCGTTGCCGCTCGTCGCCATGGACAGCGCGATCTGCTCGAGGAACTCGGCGCGGCTCATGTCGAGGTTGGGCCGGCGGATGTAGGCCGGCACGTCCGCGCCCTCGAGGATCACGCGGTCAGCGCCGGAGCCTCGCTCGACGGTGAGGCCGAGCTGCCCGACGCTCGTGCCGATGATCTGCAGCGCGCGATGCACGGCGGGCAGGTGCGCGGCTTCCCGCGTGAGCACGGGGGCGCTCGAGTCACGCGGCGGCGGGATGATCCCGGACGCGACGTTGACCGACTGCCGGCGGGCGACGCCGCCGAGCAGCGCATCAGCGGCGCGGGTGAAGATCGACATGCCGAAACCATCGGCCCGGTGATGGTTGGGAGCCTAGGAAACGCGACCTCGTGCCGACATGAGCCGACACCAGCCCTCAAAACAGCTGCACGCCCGTGGCCTGCTCGCGGTGCTCCGCGTGCCACAGCGCGACCGATCCGGCGATGAGCGACGGGACGGGGCCGAGGCTCTTGTCGCGGTCGATCCGCTCCACGCCGTTGTTCACGCGGAGCTGCGCGGCGGCGACGGCCTGAGCGAGCACTCGGGAGCCGTCGTGCTGCAGGGTCCGCTCGTCGCGGGCGGCGGCGATGAGGTCGAGGTCGGCCGTGGAGCGGTCGGGGAGGCTGAGACGACGGACGGACAGCGCGGCGTCGTTGGCCTCGGTGCCGTATGGGTGGAGGTCGTCGGTGATCCGGCGGACGGGGCCGGCGTCGTCGGCCGCTATCTCGGTCACGCCGTACTCGTCGCGGAGCCGGTACAGGTACGGCTTGAGCCACGACGTGCCGGGGGCCTGGTGCAGCACGCGGATCACGGGGGCCCCTTCGTCGTCCCACCAGCCGGCGACCACGGCGGCGCACGCGTTGCCGGGAGCGACCTCGACGCCGATCCCGACGTCGGAGAGCTGCGGGACCTCGAGGCCGAGCCGGTCGGTGGCGAGAGCGGCCCATGCCTCGGCGTCGATGATCGAGTCCGTGACGGTCGTGATCAGGTTCATGTACGCGCGGATCCGCTCGGCGTGCGAGACGCCCTCGGCGTACATCTCGGCGGCCAGGTCGTCCTCGCCGATGGTGTTGCCGAGCGCGGGGTGGAACTGCCACCACGTCGCGGGGTCCTCGGGGTCGAGGCCGGCGGGCATCTGCCACGCGAAGTAAGCGAGCGTCGGATCGGTCCCGGCCTCGCCCGCCTCGATGTACCGGTTCATGAACGTCGAGGCGGCGGTGCCCTTGGTAGACACCATCCACACCTGCGCCTGCGCGCCGAGGGTGATCATCGCGGGCCGCGCCCCGCCGAGCAGCATGTCGCCGAGCTCCTCGGTGAACCTCCAAATCTCATCGAAGTCCACGAGATGAGGGGTCTCGCCGTGCAGCGCGCCAGTGACGGGCGAGAACCGCGTGATCCGAGAGTTGGTGCCGTTGACCTTGAGACCCTCGGCACCGTTGGAGCGCAGAGGCTTGAACAGCGACTTGATCGGACTCGTCTCGACCTGCTCCACCATCTTGAGGATGCGGTCGCGGGCGGCCTTGCCGGTCTGCGCGGTGCTGAAAGCGTCGATGCCGGGGCGCGTCATGATCCGGTGGACACGCACCGGCGTCATGAGCGTCGTCTTGCCCGACTGCCGGGGCACCGTGACCACCACGGTCCGGTACTTGTAGACGCGCTGCAGCTCGCCGGTCCTCTCGTCGGGGACCAGCCGGTACTCGGTGGCGATGTCCACGACGTGCCGCTGCCACGGCATCAGCTCGATCCCCAGCAGCCGGGCGACGCGCGCGATCTCCTCGCCCTCGCTGAGGTAGGACTCATCCCGCGTCGGCGAGTAGGCCGGCGCGGGAGCGTGCAGGAACCGCCGGGGCGGGGCGGCGACGGCCGGCGCGCTCACCCCGCGCCGTCCTGCTGCATGATCATCTCGAGCGCACGGTCCAGCTCGGACGACGAGCCGATGCGCTCAGGCTGCGGCAGATCGAACAGCAGCCGGTGCAGCACGTCGTGAATCTGCGCGCGGCCGGAGGGACGGCCGACGCCGACCGTCGCGTCCACCTCGGCGGCGAGGGTGAGCGCCTGCGCGATCTGGCCGGCGTACTGGTCCCCGTCCATGATCCCATCGGCGATCTTCCGCTCGATCTCGGCGCGGACGGCGGTCGCGATCGGCCCATCGCCGCGCGGCGCGGGCCGCTCCCACAGAGATCCCTGCTCGTTCGTCATCGTTCGCTCCTTTCCGGTCCTGACCTGGCCTGATCCCGTTTTTTTCGGGGCGATCGGGGGGGATTTCCAGGGAAGGCGCGGGGTGGTCTAGCGTGCGCGCTCAGAAGAACCGCCACGCGCTCGTTGTGTTCGGTCAGCGCGGCGCGGAGGTCGGAGAGCTGGGACAACACCTCGTCCAGCGTCGGCGGCGCGGCGTCGTGGTCATCGCTCGATCCGTGATGCGGCGAAGTAGCCGAGGCCATTGTGGATCTCTCCTTCCGGTCCGCTCGAGTCGCGGTCTTGGAGCTGGTAGTTACAGCTCTTGTGTGCTGGTCGTTCGTTCTCTGCTGTCCGCTTCCCGCCGCGATTGCGGGCGGTGGTGTGCTGCAGCGACTCCTGCCCTGGGCTGATCGAGAGGCCACAGATGCAGCACACCCAGCCGTACACAGCGAGGGCCTGGTCGAGCAGGGCCCGCCGCTGTGTGCCGGACAGGGACAGGTACTCATCGGCCACGGGTGCCCCCCGTTCCAGCAGGGACCCCCCTCGTGTTCGAGGTGGCCCCCCTCGAGCTCGAGGGTCCCCCCTGTTCGCGGGAGACCATCCACTGCTGGACGCGGGTGGGGTGGTAGCGGACCGTGCGGCCGAACAGCATGAAGGGCGGGCCCTTGCCGGACTTGCGCCACCGCTCGATGGTCCGAAGCTCGACGCCGAGCAGCTCGGCCAGGTCGTCCGAAGTGAGCAGCCGCGCGGGCCGGGTAGGCGTCGTGCTCATCGGTTGGTCTCCTTGAAGTGGTCTGCGGCGAGGCCCAGCACCAGGGAGGCGAACAGGCAGCCGGACATGAGCAGGGGCACGGTGTAGCCGACTGCCCGGCCGAGCTCGATGAGCAGCAGGCCGGACATGACCCCGAACAGCAGCGCGAGCCAGTTGAGGACATGGGACTTCATGAGCGGGTCTCCTGGTCGGGGTCGATGCGGCGGGCGGCGATCAGCAGCAGGTCCCCGGCGTCACGGATGAGGCGGAGCGTGTCCTCCTCGACGGGCACGCCGAGCAGCGCGTCGGCGCGGAGCTCATCGCGGGCGACCTCGAGCGACCCGGCGAGCTCACGGAGCTCGTCGCGGTGCTCGACGAGGTGCAGGCGGTTGGGCATGGACAGCGGGGCGACGGTCTCAGAGCGAGCGGTCACAGGGCACCTCGAATCCAGATGATCAGCAGCAGGGTGAGCAGCAGGGCGAACAGGACGATGGACAGGAGAGCGAGGGCGTCGGGGTCCATCACGGGAGGACCTCGCCGGAGATGGTGCGGGGCACCTCGTCCTCGTCGCGCTCGTCGGGGTCGCGGATCCACGCCGCGAGCTCGAGGGCCTGGCCCGCGTCGAGACGCGGATAGATGGTCGCGAGGCGCTCGAGCAGGTAGAGCCGTTCGTAGGGGGTGTCGAACAGCAGCGGGTCGTCGTCCTCGGTGTCGTAGTGCGCACCGTCGGGGGTGTCGTGGGGCTCGTCGATGTCGTCGTGCTCGGGGTCGCAGCAGGGGCCGTCGCACACGGGCTCGTCGATGTCGGCGTCCTCGGTGGAGCAGCAGGGGCCGGCGCACGCGGCGCGGTCGGCGGCAAGGTCCTCGAGGATGCCCTCGGCGATGTAGGCGGGGAGCTCGGGGTCAGTGGCGGGGCCGCCGAAGCCGCGCACCGATCGATCCACCAGTTCCGTGAGGCGGTCCACGGGCAGCGCGAGGGCGGTGTCCACGGTCTCGCGGGTGTAGGTGCGCATCGCGTCGGGGTAGGCGGCGTCGATCATGGCGAGCAGTCGGGCCACCGGGACGCTGACGGAGTATGAGGTCAGGGGCGGGGCCGTGCGAGTGCCTGTCGTCACGACGATCTGCTCGGGGTCGGCGTAGTGCTGCATGATCTGCAGTTCCGTGCCGTACTGGCCGCTGTGTGTCTGCTGGTCAGTCATGGGATGTCTCCTTGGTGGTGTGGGCGCGGAGGTCGCGCCAGTGGGCGAGTGCGGCGTCGCGGGCGGGGCGGATGATGTCGTCGGGGACTCTGTTGGGGCAGCCGAGGCGGCGGCAGTGGCCGTCGGGGCGGGTGAGGTAGGTGCAGCCGGGCACGGGGCAGGGGTGAGTCGTCATCGGGGCTGCGGTGCGGCGGCTCGTCATCGGCTGCTGGTCCTTTCTGTGATCGTGATCGGTGGTCTGTCTGGTGTGGTGGTTCCGGTGGGCGTCCCCGGCGGGGCTGCTGGTCCTCGCGCTGGTGGGCCGGTGCCGTGGGGGTGGTTCAGTCGGTGATGGGTTGTAGGGGTGATCCGGCGGCTTCTGGGTGGTGCTGTGGGGGCCGGGGGCCCGCCACCTTGGGAGGGAGGGAAGAGAGGGAGTGAGGGAGACAGTGGCCCCCCCCTGTTGGAGGGACTCACTGACTGGTGACCTCGGTCGGTCGGTCGATCGGTCGATCGGTCGTCATGTGGAGCTACGGGTATTACTCGCGTGCTCACGGGGCGGCATATGTAGTGGGGTGCGGGATGATCGCCCTCGTGCTCTGCACACGTGCTCCTGGTGGCCCGGCCTTCTATTACTCAGGAACGCCCCCACTACTCGGCATCGGCTGTCCTGATCAGGGGCGCCGTCCCCCCTAGGCCCTTGTGCAGTCGGCCCGTGCGTGTCCCGGTGTCTCGTCCCGGGCTGTCGCCCCGCTCAGTGCGCGGGGATGCTATGGAGTTGTCGCGGTGCCGGGCTACGGCGGTGCGTTGGCGCGGGAGGTGGGCGTCATGCGGTCACCTCGCCGAACAGGGAGAGCTGTAGGGGCTGTGCGCCGGGGTGTCCGTCGCGGTCGCACTGGCAGCGCCAGTCGTGCGTGCCGGTGGCGTAGACGGGCGCGAGCGCGAAGTGCTTGGCGTTGGTGAGCCAGGTGTTCGTCTTGTCGTGGTGGTAGGCCTCGGTGCCGCCGAGGCGGACGAACGCGCACCGGTCGTGGTTGCCGTCCTCGCAGTGCCCGCACGCGCCCCACGTGCAGGGGCACTTGAGCAGCGCGCCGGTGAGGGCGCGGTCGGCGATGTAGCGGGGCCAGTCGGGGGTGCCCGGCTCCTCGTGCGCGTCGAGTGCCCTCATCGCGTGGCCTCGGTGATGAGCTGCACGATGTCGTGGCGGTCGTAGCGCTGGGCGCACTTGAACAGGGCGGTGCGGGTGCAGCCGAGGCGGCGCAGTGCGCGCTCGAGGGTCTCGCCGGTGGAGAGCATGAACTCGAAGTCCTCGAACCGTGCCTCGGCGCGGTCGCGGTGTGCGCGCTGTGCGGCCTTGACGGCGGCGATGCGGGCGGCGCGGTACTGCGCGATGCGCGAGGGCGTCATGGCGGGCGCGGTCATCGTGCGCACCGGCGGACGATCCACGAGGGGAGCGCGTAGAGGGTGGCGAGGCCGGCGAAGGTGAGCAGGCCGGTGGCGAGCAGGGTCTCGACCTCGTAGGCGCTCATCGCGCGACCTCGGCAGCGCGCTCAGCGGCCAGGCGGTCGATCTGCTCCTCATCGAACAGGTACGCGCCGAGACGGCCCTCGACCTTGGCGACGGGCGTCAGGCGGCCGTCGCGGGCCATGTTGAGGATCGTGTTCCTCGAGACACCGAGCCGCTCGGCGGCGAGGTGAGGGGGGATGAGCGCTTGCATGTGCACAACTTAGGCACAGGCGTTGCGCAAATGCAAGCGACGCGCACAGGTCTAGCGGAATGTCGGTCTATGGATCTAGATTGTGCATATGACGATCGACGTGGGTATCGGGCACATCCCGACATGGACCAGGGCGGACCGACTGCGCAAAGCGCGCGAGGTCGCCGGACTTGATCAGACCTCGCTCGGGCAGCGCCTCGGGGTGTCGAGGGGGACGATCAGCAACGCGGAGCGGGGCACCGTTGAGCCGCGCCGCGCCGTGATCATGGCGTGGGCCATGGCGACGGGCGTGCCGCTGCAGTGGATCGAAACGGGAGAGGCCCCGTCACCTGGTGGTGACGGGGCCTCGGGAGATGTGCGCCCGGAGGGATTCGAACCCCCAACCTTCTGA